GAAGCAGATAACTGGATCGGTGGTGATCCTTTACTAAGCACATACACTGACGAAGAATTTGAAATGATTAAGAAAGCTGCCAAACAAGTTGGCGCAGGCACTATACAAAACTGGTCTGGTAAACGAAGCCAGGAAGTTGCTGATACAAACAAGACTAGCCCTGTTGCTAAGCCAAAACGCAACAAATATGGCGTATAATCACTCTTGACAAGCCTGTAACAATATAGTAATATATAGTATCACTGGGGGATACTATGATCATAGGCTTTGTTGGATTTATTGGCTCGGGCAAGGATACTGCCGCAGACTATCTAGTTAACTTTCACGGATTCCGTAGAGATTCATTTGCTAACACATTAAAAGACGCGGTTTCGGCTGTATTTGGTTGGGATCGGGTCCTATTAGAAGGCCGCACAAAAGAAGCTCGCGAGTGGCGTGAACAAGTAGACACTTGGTGGGCAGAAAGACTGGGCATTCCTGATCTAACTCCACGCTGGATCTTACAACGTTGGGGAACAGAAGTTTGCCGTAAAGGCTTCCATGACGATATCTGGATTGCCAGCGTAGAAAACAAGATGCGCAAGACTACTGATAATATTGTAATCAGTGATGTACGTTTTCCGAATGAAATTCGAGCAATACACAATTCTGGAGGACTGGTTGTACGTGTTAAAAGAGGTCCAGAGCCTGAATGGTATCAAGATGCTTTTAATATGAATGCAGGCCCAACTAATATGACCTGGGCATTAAGTAAAATGCGTATGGAAGAACGCAAAATCCATGCTAGCGAAACAGCATGGGTAGGCGGCAAAATTGACCATGTATTAGATAATGACGGTACTATTGATCAGTTATTTGACCAAATTAGAAGTCTGGTCGAAGGTCACCTTGCTTCCACTGAACCCCCTCTTTATGTAGAACCCGTTGGCAGTTTGCACACACTGTCTTAAGGTTAGTGTGTCGAGTGTTGTTTAAATTTCCATCGATGTGAAACACATTGAATTGTTCTTTAAATTTACTCTTGTATCCGCACTTATCACATTGTAGCTTCATGCGGTAGCCGTCTTGTTGCCACTTAGGTATACCTTTACTAATGCCGCCATAGCGTAGGCATACTTCGCACTTCTTTCTATAATAAGTTCTACCTTCTTTATGGTAGTTAACAGCAGCCGGTCTTTGGCCACAAATACATAAAGGTCTAGTCATATATCTATTTATTACTGCCCTTTTTGACACCTTTTTGAAGGGGTGTAACTAGCCATTTTTCTGTTTTTACAATAAATATTATTAGAACAGAAACCTTAGGAGATTCCAAGATGGCATTAAGTTCACCAGGCGTAGAAGTCAAGGTAATTGACGAATCATTTTATACACCAGCTGAGCCAGGTACAGTACCTTTAATTATTGTAGCTACAGCTGAAAACAAAGCAAACGGCGGAGGAACCGGAACCGCCCCGGGAACACTTAAGGCCAATGCTGGAGAAGTTTATCTTCTAACAAGTCAACGTGATTTAGTTGACAACTTTGGCGATCCAGTTTTTAAGACTGACGCAAGCGGCAATCCAGTACATGCTGGTGAGCAAAACGAATATGGTTTACAAGCTGCATACAGTTTACTAGGTGTAAGCAATCGCGCATTTGTTGTACGTGCTGATATTGACCTAGCCCAGCTAAATGCCAGCGCAGACGAGCCAAATAGCAATCCTGCTAATGGAACACACTGGCTAAACACTGGTTCTTCAACATTTGGTTTATTCCAGTGGAACGGAGCACCAGCAACTACAACTGGTGGCCAGGCTTTTAGTAATAAGGTACCATTAGTAGTCACTGATACTACAAAAATAACAGCTGGTGCACCAAAACCATCAGTTGGTTCTATCGGCGACTATGCATATGTTGTAGTTGATACTGATGTAGTAACTCCTGCACTTACAACCAGCCATCCTAATACATTATGGTTTAAGAGCAAAGGAAATACAGCAGCTGGTATATCAGCAGGACAATGGGTCGAAGTAGGAACTACAGATTACGCAAATTCCTTCCCAACTGCTTCTAGTACAAAGTCAGATGGCGGAATTACTGGTACTGTAAAAATTAATGGTACAGCAGTTACAGTATCTGGAGCGTCGCAAGCAGATTTAGCAGCAGCTATTAACGCTGCTCCTATTACAGGTATTACCGCTGCTGCTCCTAATGGCAAATTAGAAATCTATGCAGATTCTACAGCACAGTATGCAGGAGTTGTACTAGCAAATCCAGATAGCCCTGCAACTATCGGTAATATCTTAACTAAAACAGGTTTAGAAATAGGTATTCAATATCACAGTCCTCAACTTTACATCGGTAGACATACACAAGTACCGTCATGGACTACTGCTAACAATGAAGCATTTGCTACAGGCAGTTTATGGATCAAGACAACAGAACCTAATTCTGGAGCACGATATAGATTCAGTCGTTGGAATTCTGCAACCGAAGCATGGGATAGTTTAAGTGCAGGCTTGTATAACAATGGGTTTGATGCAACATACTATCTAGATAAAGCAGGTGGCGGTAAGAATATTGCTACAGGCACAGTATATGTTCAAACTAACTACGAAGAACAGTTAACTTCGTGGGTTAATGATTCTGCTCAAACAATTACTGCACCTGCTCTAGGCAATTTTAAAGCATACAGAAGAGGAGTTGCTGGAGTAACTAAAGCTACAGGTAGCAAAGTAACAAGTGCTATTCCTGCTGATGTAAGTAATGAATTAGTCATTGCTGAAAGTTTAGTTGGACAAGCAACACTTGATGCATCTAAAACGATCAACTGGGAAACCCAAGCAGGCTCTGGAAATATCACAGCTAATCTTGAAGCATTTGTTGCCGCAGTAAATGCCGCAGGCTTTACAAATATTGTAGCTAGTGTAACAAATGACACTGTTACTATTGAACATACCGCAGGCGGTGAAATTAGAATTCAGGAAAATACTTTAAATATTTTAGCAGCTATGGGATTTACAAAGTATGAGTATGAACCATCAAGTGGATCATATGGCACTGGAACTAGATATTTCCACGAAACTACTGCTAGTCCTTATGACTACATGATTAGTAGCTGGGAGCCATTAGTGTATGTTTCTAGTGATGTTGCTCCATCAAGAATTCCAGAAGACGGACAACTATGGTATAGTCCAGTAATTGACGAAATTGATATCATGGTACATGACGGCGATACCTGGGTAGGTTATCAAAATCAATTGCCTAACACAGATCCTTTAGGTCCATTAGTTAGCGCAACTGCTCCAGAAGCACAAAGTGACGGTACTGATTTAGTAACAGGCGATTTATGGATTAGCACAGCAGATTTAGAAAATTTCCCAAGAATTTACAAATTCAATGCTAACCTTGCTAATGTACCGGTTGCAAGTCGTTGGGTAGAAGTAGATAAAACTGATCAAACTACACAAGACGGCGTACTATTTGCAGATGCACGTTATAGTACATCAGGTGCAACTAGTGATGTAGCAAGTGATATTGTAGACTTATTAGTAAGTGATTACTTAGATCCTGACGCTCCAGATCCAGCATTATATCCACGTGGTATGTTGCTATGGAATCTACGTCGTAGCGGATATAACGTTAAAGAATTTAAGCGTGGTTATGTAAACACTTCTACTGATAACGAAAGATATAATAACGAGTCAATGGGCGACTACTACGCTAATCGTTGGGTAACAGTAAGCTCTAATCAAGATGACGGTTCTGGTAGCTTTGGTCGTAAGGCACAGCGTAAAGTTATTGTTAAGGCTTTACAAGCAGTAGTCAATAGCAACGATGCAATGCGTGACGAAGAGCGCAGAGTGTTTAACTTAATTGCTTGCCCTGGTTATCCAGAACTTATCGGCGAAATGGTTAGCTTGAATTACGATCGTGGACTAACAGCATTTGTTGTTGGTGATACTCCGGCTCGTTTAACACCAGACGCTACAAGTTTACTAGCATGGGCCAGTAACGAAAACGGTGCGTTTGAAGACAACGACATCGGTGCAGTTAGCTTTGATGAATATATGGGTATGTTCTATCCATGGGGCTTCTCAAGTGACAACTTTGGTAATAACATAGTTGTTCCTCCAAGTCACATGATACTACGCACAATTGCACTTAGCGATGCTGTAAGTTATCCATGGTTTGCACCAGC